CATGCAGATTTACACAAGACAGGAAAACATGTATAATTATCTACATGAAAATTGTACGTCTTAATGAAGAAGCAACACAATCTATTAAACGAGGAATTGATAAAGTGGCAGATGCAGTAAAATTAACACTTGGCCCAGCAGGAGGTAATGCGATGATAGGTAGACCGTATCAAACACCACTGATTACAAATGACGGAATAACTGTAGCACGAGAAATAGAACTGGAAGACGAGATTGAACAGATAGCAAAAGAATCTCTTGATGATGCTCTCCAAAGTGCAAATAGTGAAGCAGGAGACGGCACTACTACAACGACAGTGCTACTCCAAGCTATTGTAAATAAAGCTTTTGAATTACTAGAACCTAAGAATAAGTTTGATACTCGGAAGGTAAACCCTATGAGTATTAGAAAACAGATTAAAGAAGAAGCAGAAAGAGCTATATCACTGCTTAAACCTAAACAGATTAAATCGCTTAAAGACCTAGAGCGTATTGCAACTATTTCAATAGAGAATGAATATATTGGAAAAAACATAGCAAGAATATTCCATGAACTAGGAAAGGAAACTATAATTCAAACAGTAGATTCCCCAAGTAACGATACAACTTTTGATAGTATTAAAGGACTTACTATCCAGTCAGGACTCCCGTCTAATCACTTTGAAAACACAAAGAATAGATTTGAAGCACAAAATCCACAAATTATTGTAACTAATCATATAATTCGTTCGCCAGAGCAGATAGCTCACTTCGTAAAGGATACGCCTATTATACTTATTGCAGACTCAATATCTAAAGAGTTCGTAGGAGATTGTATTGGAAGTATGGTAGTACCTATAAAGGTATCAGTATTTAATGATGCAGAAATCCTAAAAGACTATGCTATACAGCTTGGTGCTAGATTCATTGACAGAGACGTAGATGATATTAAATCATTTGGATTAGAAGCACTGGGAACATGTGAACAAGTAGCTATCCTAAAAGACAAATCAGTATTCGTAGGAGTTAAAGGAGATTCATCAAAGCGTGTAGAAGAACTTAAAGACCAACTAAAAGACGTAGAATCAGAATTTGATAAAGAACAATTAAAGAAACGTATTCAGACCTTGTCGGGAGGTATAGGTGTTATTCGCGTTGGTGCTGACTCAAAGTCTGATAGAGAATACCTAAAGCTAAAGATAGAAGATGCTGTAAATGCTACTAGATGCTCACTAGAGGAGGGATATGTAAAAGGAGGAGGACTTGCCCTCAAAGAAGTGGCTGAACAAATGAAAGATTCTATCCTGTACGAAGCTCTCCAAGCTCCATATAATCAGATACAAGAGAACTGTGGAGGAATAGAAATAGGAGATGATGTAATAGACCCAGTAAAGGTAACTAGAACAGCACTAACTAAAGCATCTGATGTAGCTGGAACTATCATAACAACCAAGATAACAATAGCAGATAAACGAGAACCTAAAAAAGACCTATCAATCGAATGAAAAGAAGCTTAACTGATGAACAAGTACAAGAAGCAAGGAAGTTATACTTTGAGGTTGGGCTAACGCAAAGAGAAATAGCTCAAAACTTTAACTGTTCAATTGTTACGATATCTTTATGGGTAGACCCTAACGAAGATAGAAGAACAAAGAAGTTTGGTAAACAAGAGAAACGAGAAATCCCAATAGAACAAGAGAAGTTTGATAAGGTAAAAGCATTAAAAGAAAAAGGATACACGTCATACGATATACATTTGATTACTAAAGTGGAACTAGAGGAAGTAAATAGATACTATGCGCAGTTACCAGTAAACCTAAATGATGTTTACAGTTTCAATTAGAAGTTATATAATAATTACATCATGGCTAGACCTGTTGAATATAAAGAAGAATATGTTAGTAAAACAATTGAGTATATAAACTCATGTGAAGATAGTATAAATGAGATAGGAAAGTTAGTTGTTAAGTTACCAAGTATTGAGGGATTAGCATTATACTTAGACATAAATAAAACTACTGTGTATGAATGGGAGAAGACTTATGATGAGTTTTCCAACGTTATTGACACTTTGAGAGGAAAACAAGCAGAGAAATTGCTAAATAATGGCTTATCTAATACATATAATTCAACCATTGCAAAAGTCTTATTGACTAAACATGGTTATCGAGAAGGTATTGACCAGACTACAAACGATAAAGATTTACCAACACCAATTCTAGGAAATGCTTTACCAGAAAACAACAGCTTTAAGTAAGATAGCTAGTCTTAAAAAGAAGATTCGCGCTATTCAAGGTGGTACGTCTTCATCAAAGACTATTTCAATTCTTTTATACTTGATAGACCAAGCACAAAGAGATACTTCACCTACACTAACTTCTGTTATTTCTGAATCATTGCCACATCTTAAACGAGGTGCTTTACGTGACTTTAAGAACATAATGAAAGGTCACAAGTATTGGAAGGAATCTAATTGGAAAGAAACAGATAAGACTTATGTATTTGAAACAGGAAGTGAGATAGAGTTTTTTCCAGCTGATGATGACAGTAAACTACGAGGAGGTAGACGAGATAGAGCTTTTCTTAATGAGGTAAACAACCTTAAACTTGAAGCATTTGATGAAATTGAAGTACGAACTAAAGAGTATGTGTTTATGGATTGGAATCCTACGCTAGAGTTTTGGTTCTATACAGACATTTTAGGTAAGCGTGATGACGTGGAACATATCATTCTTACCTATTTGGATAACGAGGGAGTGCCAGAAGAAATTAAGAAATCTATTGAACAGCGAAAAAACAGAAAAGGTTGGTGGCAAGTATACGGACTTGGACAACTTGGAGAGGTTGAAGGCAAGATTTACAAGGATTGGCAGATTATTGATGAGATACCGCATGAAGCTAAGCTAATACGTCGTGGTATGGACTTTGGATACTCAAACGACCCCACGACTATTACAGATATTTACAAATACAATGGAGGTTATATATTCCACGAACGCTTATATCAAAAAGGATTGAGTAACAAAGACATTGCAGACTTCCTTAAATCACTAGACGAACCTTACACACTTGTTGTTGCTGATAGTGCAGAGCCTAAATCTATTGATGAGATTAGAAGCTATGGAATTAATATTATTGGTGCTGTAAAAGGACAAGGTTCAATTACCCAAGGTATTCAATTTATTCAAGACCAAAGAGTTTCAGTAACTAAAGAATCAACTAATTTGATTAAAGAGTATCGTAACTATTTGTGGGCTACTGATAAAGACGGAAAGATTCTGAATATTCCAATGGATATATTCAACCATTGCTTGGACGGAATACGTTATGCACTCACAGCTTTTCAAGATGCAGAAGCATCAAGTACAGATTTCAATATGTACGCAGGAAAATATAATTAATTTACTCTTAATTACAAAATAAGTATCATTATAAGTAAATGGCAAATTCAAACTTAGTGCGTAGTAAAGATAAATATAAAGATGATGTTGCACAGGAAGCAATAGCAATTGTTACTAAAGAAAGAGATAACTGGGAAGATGCAGTTTGTTACGTCACAGAGAAAGTAGGATTCAGAATGAGAGAGCTAATTAGAACTCTACGAAAGAACTTCTGGGGCGTATTTGACCAACCAGTTGATTCACAAACAGGGCGTGAAAAAACTTGGATTCCTCTTGCTATGAAAGTAGTTGAAGACTACATCAAGAACATCAACATGGGACAGAAGGATATTAATTTTCGTGCTAAAAACCCACAAGGTTATGCTTATACTCACTTAGCTAGACAGATTGTTCGTGATTATCTCCAGCGAATGAACTTCGGTGAAACACTTGATGAAGCAGACCGACAACTTTGCATTGATGGTACAGTAGTATGGAAAACATGGGAGGGATATGACAGTAAGGGAAATGTAAAACTAGAACGGCAAACAGTTGATTTGCTTAACTTATACATTGACCCAACAGAGCAAGACATTCAGAGTGCTTATCGTTTTACAGAACGAGCTTTATATATTCCTGACCAGATTAAAGGAATGACAGGTTGGTATGATACTGATGGAGAAATTTCAGGTAGTCAGAATCTTGATAAGAATGATTCATCACGAAGAAGTGCAACTAATCAAAAGAGTACTGGTTCATTCGTAGATGTATGGGAATGTTGGGGTAAGATTCCTAAATGGATTGTTACTGGAGATAAAGAAGCTGATGATGCTTATTCAGAGATTGATGGACATATTATCGTTTCTGGAATTGATGCTAAAGGTATTCGAGTTCACCTCATTGAAGAGAATACAAAGACAGATAGTCTCGGAAATATAATCAAGCCATATGAAGAACTACGAGATGCTAAGATTACAGGTCGTTGGTATGGACTTGGAAAGATTGAACGAATCCTTGCGCTTATCACATATCTCAATACGACTGTAAATATCCGAATCAATCGTAACTACATGGCACAGCTTGGACTATTCAAAGTTCGTAAAGGTTCAGGGATTACTCCACAGATGTTAGCTAAACTCCCTGTAAACGGTGCAGTTGAGGTTACAAGCCCTGACGACCTTACACAGATGCCTATTGCTGATGTAGGACAGTCATCATATACAGATGAAGAAGTAATTAAAGATTGGGCTACAGCTGTTACTTCTGCTTATCCTATTGCATCAGGTGGAGATGTTCCAGCTTCTCAAACTGCTACAACTTCTGCTATTCAGAACACTAACGCTAAGACAGCCTTTATGCTTTCAAAAGAAGCTAAAGGGTTTTTCCTCACACGTTGGATTGATAGACATGCACTACCAATCATTGCTAAGACTGTAAAAAAAGAAGATTTGATTCGATTTTCAGGAGATGACGAACATATGAAAGAAATCGTAGAACGAACTGTTGCAAGTGAAGCACAAGAAGTATTAAGTGAAGATTTCTATTCTAAGGGTATTGTTCCTACTGAACAGGAAGTAATGCAAGCTATGGCAGATGCAGAAGAAAAGCTATTGAAGAAAGATGACTTCTTCGTAGAACTTATGGA